GCTGAATAATCTTTTCCTACTCCTCTAGCAACGTCAACTGTACAAACATATGTTCTACCTTTGACTGGATTCTCAAATACATCTACATTACCACTTGACGTTAATGGCGTCATATATGTTAAAGTTTTAATTTTAGCAGGACTAATAAGTGTATCTACAGAACCTAAAAACTCACACTCAAACTCTTGTTGAAACTGCTCAGGTGAGGTGTTTCTAATTGTTCTTTCTTTCCATTCTTCGTCACGACCAGGTACTTCTGACCAGTGTACTTCAATAGGAATATAATCGTTTCGTTTATTCTCTGCGTCATTCCATAGTTTATAAAACATATTCATACCCATTGGTGTGGATACGATAATCATTTTAGTTTTTTGTCCAGATGAAATTGTAGGATAAACTGAGCTAAAAAATGCCTCGGCAATATTAGCCGGTACGAAAGCAAACTCGTCAAGGAAGATGATGTTAAATGAACCACCTCGAATCGCACTTGATGATGTTGCAGCTGCCACAATGACTGACTTGTTTTCTAGTTCAATGTTACCTTTGTTCCAATTGATTACACCTTGTTGTAACCATTTTGGTAAATTTTCATAGGCAAGTTGTACTCTTCCAAGTATGTCTCTGGCAGTTGAAGATTTGTTAGCAAGTATAGCAATATTAGAATTAGGATTGAATAACGCATAATGCAATAAGTAAGATACTGTTGTTGTAGATTTACCTGATTGCCTTGGCAACTTACAGATAGTAAATCTGTTATCATGTATTGTCTGTACAATATGTCTTTGAAAGTCATACATTTTAAAAGGCACAAGACCATCATCTAACGATACAATACGGATATAATTTTCCATAAAGTATAGAGGGTCGTTAGCACACTTTTGATATTCTAAAATTTGTTCTTTAGTAAACTCTACTGGTGTGTTAATCTTTTTAAGATTAGGATTTCCTAGATATGCGTCTGTCATTTTTTGTTAAACGTACTTTCCGGTATACTACTTGGTTTTTTCAAAATATACACCTCTTTAAACCATTTATAAAAGTCCTTATCTCCAAACATGTCAATAAGGTCTGCAACACAATATTCATCTTTCCATATTTCATCACCAATTATTCTATAATCAGTAACGTCTACCCTTAACCTGTTGCGTGGTGGAAAGGTAGCACATAACTCTAAATGATTAATTCTATCATGTTCATAACCATCAGCGAACATAATAGTTGTCTTTATCACTTTATAACTATTGCCTCTATATGTGTATAACCTAACTGTATAGCTGCATTTACTCTCTGACTGCCTCTAAAGGTAGCGTATGGATAATGTTTATACGTGACACCATTGACACCACGTTTCTCGCCTGTGCCTTCTTTATATTCCCATACTTCAATCGGATTTTTTAATTCTTCGCCATCTAGTAATTCTTTTAGAGGCGTCATTTGTTTGATGTACTTTATATTGTCTAAAGGTACAACAATCTTTTGGTCACTACTTAGCTTTGCCTTCAATAGTTTCATTTTCTAAACCTTTCTCCATTCTTGACTCTGGTGTTTCTTTTCTATTCAACATCTTTTGTAATTCTGCTGTTGAACCAACAAACAAAGCATTCTGAATTTTAGTGTCGGCATTTTTAGTCTCTGACTTTAAATCTTTTAATTTCTTTTGTAAATCTTGTAACTTATCTACAGTACCAGCAACGTTGGCTATAAGTTGTCCTGCAACCTCATATGCTCGTGGGTGTTGGCCTTCTTTTGCAATCTCTAATATACCTTCAATTGCTTCGTTACCTTTATCAATAAGGTTGTAGTAGTTCTCTCTACTATTCTGATAATCGTTATCTATATCAGTGTCTTTAGGGTCGTTTATTCTAGGTACGGCTGGTGTTTCTTTAACAACCATTTCCATTGCATTTTCAGGTTGGTCTTCTGCAACAGGATCCAAACCTAATATTTCATTAACTGAATTCTCTAATTTTTTGTTCATAATTTTTACTCATCATTTCCACTGCTCGGGTTAAAACTCTTACCATCTGTAAAGTTCAATATTTGTGTTGTAAAACCAAAATCATCATCAGCGTCTGCCGTTGTAGGATTTGGTGTAATTATAATTCTTTCTTCTCTACTTGCGTCTGGTAAATCAGTATGTAAATCATCTTGTACTTTTTTAATAACTTTCTGATTACTCATAGGACCAAATAGATAAGTCTTAGCAGTAAAGTTTAATGTATAGATTACTGCTCTTCTTTGTGTGAACGTACCATTATAACTGTCTTCGTAATTTACAGTATTTAAAATAATAGGTATATCTCTTTTGATATTCATATCAGGAACCATGTTAACTGTTACTGTTAAGTCTGGTTGAAAGTATGGTAATATTTGTTCAATAATCATTAGACCATTTTCAGCAGTTGCTGTAAAAGAATATAGTGTAAAATCTATATTATATGGTACTGGTGTATAGTTAAAGTTTAGAGTCTTACCATCATCCGTCTCTTTAACAATTCTATGTTTTTGTGTTCTAGTTAATTTTCTACTTGCGTCATAAGTCAAACCTGTAATTTCAAAACCCATTCTAGGTAATGTGGTTGCAAATGCTCTGTCATCTAAATTTGATTGTTCGTCAAGTCTAACTAAAAACTTTTCTTTTGGCGCATATGCCAAAGGCACTCTTATTCTTGAGGTTACTGCACCTGTAGATGATTTGTTTTGTATAATAATATTATTAAAAATTTGACCAAATGCAATAGTCAATCTTCTTAACGTCTCGTTATAATAGTGATTACCAAACATTATTCGTCAACCTCCCCAAATGGATTTCTTTCTGTAAAGTCAAGTATGTCGTCTGATAAATTACCTACTGTGTCATAACCTGCTTCAGCATTTAAATCTAAATTACTTGCATATGGCGATTGTGTCTGAACGTTTGAACCAGTTGTATCAGTATAAGTTTCTAACATCATTAATGCTGGTTGACCTGTTGAAAAATTGTGATAAGATTCTAATTGAATTGAACCATCGCCTGTTAATACAGTTTGACCACTTTCTAATTTTTGTTTATGTAACAACATATCAAGACTATGGTCATCTTCATATTGGTCTAATACTTCGTTACCTGTATCAATCTTTTCGTTAGAATATTCCCAACGTGTAACTCTTAATTTGTAAACCGGCAAAGCACCTAATTGAAAGAATGGTTCCTGGTCTTCTACAAATAAAATCTCAAAGAATGATTGCATTAGAGGAACATATAAAATATCTCCCTCGTTTGGTCTGCCTGAAGCAATTAAGTTAGCACTATTGGCTACTTGTGCCTCAAAGGCTCTTTTAGTGACAACCAATGTAGTGTCGTCTCTAATTTCTAAACCGAATTTGTTTATGATTTCTTGCTCGCCTGCAAATCCCTCATTAGTTTCAAAGTACATTTCTGTTAGGTATGAGTCATCAAACCTACTAGAAGTATCTTCTCCTAATACAAGGTCTCTATTAACTAGTGTTCTCGGTAGGTAGTATATGTCTTGTCCAAAGATTTTAATACTTTCAACAATCAGGTCTTCTTGTAATCGCTTCTCTGCTTGATTACCAATCCCTCTACCACCTTGAAAATAGTGATTTACAGTCATGCTTTATTATCCTATAAGCATTGCTGGATTTAGTTCAAATGTGCTTCTAATTTCAGTTTCTAACTTTTCTACGTCTTGTAAAGCTTCTGTATAAATTTGTTGCCCATTCAATGTAACTCCACCAATCATTGCAATGCCATTAAATTTTGCAAGATTAGCACCCCATTGTTTTTTAAACAAAGCAGTAACATATCTCTTTAAGTAAATGTCGTTATACACGTCTGTGTACACGGTCGGATCCATCTTTCTATAACACTCAATTACCAAGTATTCATCTACTTGTAAATCATTCTTCCAGTCCATATCAATGTACAGTCTGTTGTCGTGTTGATTATATCTTAATGGTTTTTCACCAACTAGAATATGGTCCAAGAAGTCTAACTGTCTCATTACCACATCATAGTTAACTACAGAAGTTGAAGAAAAATCATAAAGGTCATTAAGTCTTAATTGATATCTAACATCAAATAAATTTAAAGAACCTTTACTTGAAAAAGGAAAGATATTAACAACTGAAACAACACTATCAGGTACAACGATATATCCTTGTCCTTCTTCCCAAGCAGTAGTAACACCGTTTTTGGTTACCGACTCACTTGAATTTGTTGTTACTCTGTCTTTATCTGCTTGTGTGTATTTGTACTTTAGGTAAGTTCTACGAATTCCATCATAGTGGTACTGTGCGAAATATTGCAATGCTTCATCAATTCTATCTTCTAATTGATTATCGTCTGCGTTTATTTCAATAACAGGCTTACCTAATGCTCTTAAAGCATACTGTTTTAACTGTTCTCTACTTGCTGGTTCTGCCATAAATTAGTCCCTTTTGGTATATTTATAAGAACAGGAATACGTTAAAACAGTATGTGTTCAATTAAAATTTATACTTAATACTTGCTAATACCTGTTGAGTATCAGTGTAATCTGCACCAGTAAACGTTGATACACCACCTTTGTCGTGGAAATATAACCCTACTTCTGTAACTTTATTGTCGTAAACTGCACCAAAATAATTACCTGTATAACCTAGGTCATCATTCTCTGTTCTATGTGCTGTCAAATAAGTATTATCAGTTGTGTTCCACATCATACCATAATCGTATCTGTTTTTACCTGCCTGAGCGCCTGTGTCTTTGTCGTCCCACATTTCAGCACCCCATTGAACAGGAACACCCCAACGTCTTAATGAACCACCAACGGCAAATCCTTCTTGTTTAGTATCTTTAGAATAACCAGCTGCGTCACTCGGTGTTTCAATCACCATGTATGAGGCGTCTGCTAATCCTAAAAGACTAACGGTACCGTTGTAATAATATGTATCTCTATCGTTATCAAAACCAACTACAATACCCCAAGGTTTATCTTTTTGTAGTCTATATGATTCCATTTGAAACTCATCATTCCAAACAAACCCACCGACTGCAAGAACAGTCTTCTCGTTGTGGTCTAGTCTGTTATTTGGTTTTGTAATAATAATAGGAGCACCAATTTTAGAAGTCTTAGCAAATCCTAATCTTTGTGCGTCTGTTTCTCCCGTAAACAATCTAAAGTTATCGTTTCCGAAAAACATTTGTTTTTCAACTAAAGTATTGTTTTTAGTTGTATCTAAAGCATAGTGTGAATCAAACGATACACTTGCTCCAGCTTTGTTAATCAATGGCATGTCTAGGTCTGTACTAGCGCCTACTTGTAACTCTGCTCTACTATCCCAACCTGAGTCGTAAGTCTTATCATCATAAAACCCTTCAATTTCTCCGTTAAAGTATAGTCCGTTTGGTAAACTTAAACTCTGGTTTTCAAGTGCTGTCAGTCTATCATCAACCGACTTTGCTGTGCTGTCTGCAAAGGCAACAGTAGTTACCATCAACAACATGAATGTTGTAAGTGTTTTTAACATATTTTCTCCTATTTGATATGTCTATTTATGTTTTAGGAAACAAGTTGTCCGTGCAAAAGGTCTTTACATCTTCCTCTGGTAATCCTAGCGTTAACATAACCCTCGGTGTATGAGGATTTTGTTGTTGGTGTTCACAATAATAA